AAATGGGGGTTGCACTAATGTGTTAACCCCCTACTTGGTTGAAAGTAAACTATGCTACAACTAAACGTTTCTTCCACAGCAAACTCAAGTGCGGTTTACCCTGACGTAACAGCATCACTTGGCACAACTCAGGTTTTACTTGAATTTACTCAGTCATACGATTTTTCTACTAAAGGTGATGTTATTGCTACTTTAATTAATGCACCAAGTGCTACAAATCCTTGGTTAGTATTTCAAGTATCAGGTTCAACATTGCCAACAGCATCAGGACAGTATGATGTTAACATTTATCAGTTTACACAATCTGCTGCTTTATTAACTTGGGCAACACAAAATACATTATGGAATTCTACTAGCAATCAATGGAATGGAACAGGGACAAACATTAAAACATCATTACTTTCAACTGATAGGGCATTTATTTCAGGTAGCAATTCTCAACCTACATACACATATTTATCACCGACAGACGGAGGTACTTATACTACCTATAATTATCCATAATAATGAGTAACAAATATACATTTAAAACTATCCCACGTAACAACCAAACTAATGGACGTATTAGTTTTATTGAACGCAAAAATCAATTCTATATTAGTTTTGGTGCGGATAATGGTTTTCCAAATAAATTAATCGATTTGATGAATTATTCATCAATTCACGGGACTTGTATCAATGCTACAGTTGACTCAATTGTAGGCAATGGTTTAACAAGTGATAGACCCGATACATTAGATTTTGCTAACTATGAAGGTGAATCGTGGAACGATTTGCTTAAAAAAGTAGCTAAAGACTTAAAACTATTTGGTGGTTTTGCTTTAGAAGTAATTTGGAGTAAAGACAGAACCAAAATAGCAGAAGTATATCACATAGATTTTTCATACTTGCGTGCTAAAGAGAAAAACTTTAGAGGCAAGGTACCAGGTTATTATATATGGGACGAGTGGAATTCTATTAACTCATATGTTAATCAATCATTAGAAGATATTCCATTTTTACCTGTATATAATCCTAATAAAAAACAAGAGGAACCATCACAAATTTACGTTTATCAAGCATACCGTCCAGGTATGAAATACTATCCAGTACCTGATTATGTAGGTGCTTTAAAAGTAATAGAATTAGATGCACAAATTGATACTTTCCACCTTAACAACATTAGTAACGGAGTTGTACCATCATTAGCTATTACTACATTTACTAATGCTAATGAGGAAGAAAGAGAAGCAATTGAAATAATGCTTCGTAATCAATATGGTGGTGCTGAAAATGCAGGTTCATTAATTTATATGGACGTTGATAGTCCAGAAAATGCACCAGTCATAACTCCTATCGAATCAAACGGAACAGATGTTTATTATACAACTATAAACGATTTAGTAACGCAGAAAATACTTACAGCCCACCGTATTACTTCTCCTATGATGTTAGGAATTAAAACAGAAGGACAATTAGGTGGTAGAACAGAAACATCAGAAGCTTATTTATTGTTCACAAATACAGTAATTAAACCATTTCAACAAGCAATTTTAGATTGTTTTGATGAAATATTAAAAATTAACTTTGGTAATGATTATATTTTAGGTATTGAACAACTTAAATTATACAGCGATGGTAAAGAAGAAGTTGATGTAGTTACAGGACAAGAAAGCGAAGTAGGTGAAGATAATGTACTTGAGGCACAAATTGAACGTGCTGATAGAGTTAACGACCCTAACATTGACCAAGCAGGACAAGAACAACCAATAAACTAAAATTTTTAAAATATAAAACTATGCCAATTCAAGTCATCAGCGGAACTACTCCCGCAAATACAGGACAACTAGCTACTCCAGCAACTACTAATTTTAGTATTGCTTTTGTATCAAGTAGCTACGCAGATACTTATGTATCTTCTTCAGCTACTGCCTCATTAAGAGAAGCAGCTATTACAGCATTTTCCGTAGAAGGAATTAAAGTTGTATTCTATTCAGGTTCAACAGACCCTGTAAATACAGCAGATACTATTTTTATTAATGATGTACCATTTGCTACTAGTGCTGCTAACTTTACAGCTACTGCCTCTGCAGTATTTAATGCTTCAGCTTCAGCAGCTAACAGTGCTACTGCTTATTCATCATTACAAGGTATTACAAGTGCTGTTTCAGCATCTACTGGATTGTTGTTCTCTATTGGGGCAACAGGTAGTTATGATAATGCCTATAATTTAAATACTCAATATACAGCAGTATCAGGTAGTACAACACTTACTTTTAGTGGTGCTTCAATGTTTGGACCTGCTGGTTCAGGTAAAGTAACTGGTTCATTTACTCAAATATTAGCAACTGCTGATGCCCAAGTTATTGTATCAGGTTCAGTATTAGGTGAAGCTGCCTTTACTTTACCAAGAGGAACTGCATACACACCAAGTGGAAGTGGTTTAATTCAAGCAATTACAGTTGTTAACCCACAAGGTACTGTAGTAGCATCTTAACAAACTAAAAAACAAGACAATGACTGATGTATTCATTATCAGTGAAGAAAACCTACGTCAATTCACTGACATAAACAATAACGTAGATAGTAAATTACTGAAGAACGCTGTTCGTGAGTCACAGGACATTGAAATTCAGCGTATTTTAGGTACTAAATTATATGAGGCTATTTTAGATAAAATCAAAACTAATACCTTAACAGGTGATTATGAGTACTTAGTATTAAATTGGGTACAAAATGCCTTGTTATATGCTGCTTACTATTATGCTTTAGAGGACATTTATGTTCGTCCACGTAACAATGGTTTGTTATCGCCTACAGGTGGTGAAAACAGTGAAAAAGTAGACGGTACTTGGTATAATCGTAAACGCCAATCTGTTGAAAACAAAAAACAATTTTATGAAGAACGTTTAACTAATTATTTAATTCAAAAACAAGGATTATATCCAGAATTAAACGGTAACGTAGAACTTCAACAAATGTATCCTGATTTTGGGGTACAATATAAATCACCAATTGTTATGAGACGTAATGGAAGAGGTTATCACGCGGGTCAAGCAAGAGAATGTGGATTACCAATTTATGATTCTCGTTATCCTCAGTTTCCTCAATACCCTTACAGGTCTTATCAAAACAATGTATCTAATTTTTAAAATATAATATGGGACGTAATTTATCAACTCTATTTATTAGTCAATCCTATCAGTTCCTTACACAAATAAGTGGAAGTGAGTTACAAGATGGACTAGGAAACACTATAACAGGTAGTTTAGCAATTACCTCCTCACAAGCTATATCATCCTCGTTTGCTACAACTGCCTCATTTGCTTTAAATGCAGGTTCAACTGTATCAACCTCATCATTATTAACTACAGCATCAGCTGCAGGTAACGTAATTACATTTACTAAAGGTGATGGTTCAACATTCCCAGTAACTGTAGCAACAGGTTCAGGAGGAACAGGTTCATTAGATACAGGTTCATTACTTATAACAGCTTCTGTCGTTGATGCTACTATTACTTACACAAAAGGTAATGGTTCAACATTTACAAATACTGTAAATAACGTTGCAAATGCGGTATCTGCTACACAAGCAAATGAAGTTTCAGTTGTAACTGATGGTACTAATGCTACTAGGTATGTAACATTTGCTAATACTTTAAGTGGATATGATTCTAATAGGGCAGATGCTGGTTTAACATATAATCCATTTAGTAATACTTTAACTGCTACTACCTTTGCTGGTAATGCTACATCAGCTACATCAGCATCATTGGCAGATAAAGTTGATGTTACTTTAGATGGAACTAATAATACTCGATTTGTTACTTTTGTTGATGCAACATCAGGTGCTAGTGATGTAAAAGCAGATGCTGGTATAACATATAATCCATCAACTAATAGATTAATAACTACTACATTTGAAGGGGCTTTAGATGGCAATGCTAATACTGCTACAAGTGCTTCATATGCTGTTTCAGCTTCACAAGCACAAAATGCTGTTACAGCATCATTTGCTTTAAATGTAACTCCACTTAATACTGGTTCGTTTATTACTACAGCGTCTATAAGCAATGCAACTACAACATTCACTAAAGGTGACGGTAGCACATTTAGTCTTACAGCTAATAACGTAGTAAACGCCGATAGTGCGAGTTTAGCAGCTAATGCTACATCAGCATCATTTGCTACTACAGCAATTAGTTCATCATTTGCTAATAATGCTACTAGTGCTAGTGTTGCTGTTTCAGCATCATTTGTTACTTCAGCATCATATGCTGTTTCTGCTTCACAAGCACAAAACGCTGTTTCAGCCTCATATGCACCAGCAGGTAATCCATTCCCATTTACTGGTTCAGTCGCTATTTCAGGTACAATTGATTTTAATGGTAAATCTACTCAAACTGAAAATATTATTAAATTTGGAGGAGATAAAGGAATTTATGTTGATGCTACTGGTTCAGTAGTTATTGGATTAGATAGTTATTTAACAAGTTCAGGAAGACATAACATAGTAATAGGTTCCGCTTCATTACAAAATGGTACTACAGCCGCTGATAACGTATTGATTGGATATAGAACAGGACAATTATTAACAACAGGAAGACAAAACGTTATTATTGGTACTGAAGGTGATGGTAACTGGACTGGTGATAATTTAACAACTGGTACAAATAACGTTTTTATAGGTCAAGGCGTTGCTACTAATAGCAGTAACGATTCATCAAATAACATACTTATAGGTTATCATACAGGTTTACAAGGAACTCAAGGGGGGAGTAACATAGGGTTAGGTGCGGGTGTGTTTAGAGAAGGAGTAGGTGCCCAAAACGTTGCTTTAGGAGATGGTGCAATGTATGGTGCTAATGGTGCTGATAGAAACATTGCTTTTGGTAACTATACTGGATTTGATATTACCGGTGACCAAAATATTTTTATAGGAGATAGAGTACAACAAATTGGACACGGTACTTGGACAGGAAGTAGATTCTTAGCTATTGGTTCTGAAGGTCCTGCTTCATCTTCATTATTATATGGTTATCACGGAACATCAATCCCTAAATTTTTAAATGTTAATGGTGACTTAACAGCAGTAGGTAATGCTTTATTAACTGGTAGTGTTACAATAACAGGAAGTACTTTTATAGATGCTACAAGTAATGCCTTTGCTATCTCAGGTAGTTTGCAAAGTAGTGAAACGTTTGTAATTGACCATCATCAAAATGGGGCAAGATTTTTAAGTAATAGAAGTAACAGTGTATTACATTTAGGAACTCCTACTAAAACAAATATACTTTCACTTGGAAGAAATGCTGCTGTAGGATTTTATGGGGATGCTTATGAAGCTGGAACTACTTATTCATTTGGTAATAATAGTGCCACTTGGAAAACAGTTGACTTTATTCTTAGTGGTTCATTAACAGTAACAGGTTCAAATATCATTCAAGGTACAACTACAGTTAGTGGTTCATTAAGAGGTAATGTCACTGCTTTAACAATTGCCTCAAATACAGCATCACTTGATTTATCAACAGGCAATTTCTTCACAGTTCAATTAGTATCCGGTTCAAACACATTTATTAACCCATCTAATATCCTACCAGGTCAAACTGTAAACATTAGAGTAAATACAACAGGTTCGGCTACAGTAAGTTTCCCATCATCAGTATTACAAACAAGTGGTTCAGCTTATGTACCAACTACAACTACAGGAACTGATATTATAACATTAATTGCCTTTGATACATCAAGTTTATTTTTAAGTAATATTAAGAACTTCGTATAATGAATAACACAGACACACTAGCAAATACATTCACTATAGGCGGTGTATTTTCGTATATAATGCACTTTAGTGCCGAATTAACGGTACTTGTATTGTTAACCGGTTTAATACTTAATATACTTAGAATTTACGATAGATTTAAAGGTAGAAAAAATGGCGAAAGTTAAATTAGGTACAATAGCTAAATTCAAGCCTAAAACTAAAAAGAAAGGGTCCGCATTTAAACAAAGCGGACCCAAAGCGACACCAACAAAACCTTATAATAGGCAGGGTCGTTAATTAAATAATTCTCTTACTACTTTTAAATAATCTAATGACTCGTGTGGTTTAAGGGCAATATTATGTCTCTTAAAAATACGAACATACATTTCTTTTACTGTAATAGGATTTGGTGGAGTAATCCACTCACCATTAAAATATACTTTTACAACATTACAAATAGAACCATCATATGTTGGATAATCTAAAGATGTATTATGTTCAGCTACTAAAATATAAGCCCCCAAATAACCTCCTCGTTGCATAGCATCTATCATATGAGTAAATGTTTTAAATTGTCCTACTTCTAATGGTTTACTTTCTAATTTATAATCTGTTAGAATAGCAATTTTACCCTGAAATTCGAAAAACGCATCTATATCAGTTGGTGATTGAATAGTATTACAGGTATCATCTGTAACATCAAAACGTAAACCCTCAAATACAGGTATTTGTTGTAAACGTTTTAGATTTTTTATTTTACCTTGTGATTCAATCATCTTTTACGCTTGCTAGATTTAGGTTTTCTTCCTAAAATTGGTGAACCTTGAATGATTGTAGGTTGTTTAGGTTTTGACACTACTGTAGCATAAGTATTTTTACCCATATCGTGTTTAATAATAGGACGTTCAACGTGTAGTGCTGAGGTAACACCAATTAATGTTACTTCCTCTAATACATTTAGTTGTTCAGGAGTACAAGTATCATTTAGATAGAAAATCATATAACCGTCATTAAAAACTTCAAACCAGAATACATTCATATCCTGACTTACCATACCATATAATGTATAGAAATGTTTGTTTTCAATAACAATTCCAGTTTCATATCTGTTATTGTCATTAATTGATAATTCTTTAGCTACGTTCACGTGAACATAATATTCCTTATCATCATTATCTCTAGCTAAGAAGCTAATAGGTGCGTTGTCGCTTGCTACCTCAAAAGTCTTAAAACGACCTCCTAACCAGTCGTTGAATATTTTTGTTTTTTGTTCGTTTGTAAATGTCATATGTTTATACGTATTG